AACGGCTACGCGGCGGGTGACGCGCTTGGTGGCGGCCTGTTCGTTTTTGAAGATTCAGGCTATGCGTACATCAGCGCGGCGGCAGACCAAGCAACGGACGCGCCGTGGGGATGTCAAGGAACGGATATAAGCGGCACATTGAATGCAGTTGGCACAGGAATAGCAAACACGGCGTTAATCGTGGCAACTTGCCTAACATCGGGTATAAGCGCGAGGATTTGCGACCAATTGACCCTGAACGGGTATAGCGATTGGTTTCTTCCTTCGCTTGATGAATTAGCGCAGATGTACACTAAACTTGCGGCTGATGGTTTGGGCAACTTCGCAAATCACACCTATTGGTCGTCAACACAGGAAAGTGCCACGCAAGCATACACGATTGATATGAATAACGGAAACCAAGGAACGCACGCGAAAGACAACACATCAAATCGCTACACAAGGGCGATGCGGAGATTCGTGATGGGAACGCCGCGAGTGGTCGAAACAGGATTGGCGTATATTGAACCCGCAACTGAAACCTACGTTGCACCAACGAATAACAACACCTATGTCAGCTTCTAAATTCGCATTTAGTTTTATACCGACCACCGACTACCAGTTGCCTGTGATGCTGGAAAACAAACAGGCCAATATGGTGCTGTTTGGTGAGCGCAACGAATATCCGTACTATCTGCTGGACAACTACCACAAGAGCGCGAAGCACTGCGCCATCGTCAACGGCAAGGTTCACTACATCGTAGGCAAGGGATGGAAGTCGAGCGACAAAGGTACAGTTGAACAGCAAGCAAGGGCGGAGGAGTTTATCCGCGACCCCAACGTTGAGGATGACCTGAACGACCTTACCGAGAAGTTGGTGCTGGATTTAGAATTGTTTAACGGCTTCGCACTTGCGGTGACGTGGAACAGGGGCGGCGGCATCGCCTTTGTTGAACACGTTCCATTCCAAAAGGTGCGGGTGTCGCTTGATGATGAGATGTTCCTGATTGCGGATTGGTATGACGCGCGAATGATTCAGCAGTTCCCAAAGGGCAACGAAGTGGAGAAGATGCCGAAATTCGATGAGAAGCACCGCGTTGGAAAGCAAATGTTTTACTATCGCCATTATTCGGCAGGCGTTCAGCACTACCCACTGCCAAACTACCAAGGCGCGCTCGCGTACATTGAATGCGATGCGGAGATAGCGCGCTTCCACATCAACAATATCCGCAACCAGTTTTGGGGTGGCCAGTTGATAAACTTCGCTGATGGCATTCCGACCGAGGAAGAAAAGGATGAGATTGAGCGGCAGATGCGCCGCAAGTTCAGCGGTGCAGGGAATGCAGGTAGATTTGTGCTGACGTTCAGTAGCGGCAAGGAAAGCGCACCAAGCATCCAATCGCTAACGCCGAGTGATTTGGACAAGCAGTTTGACCTGCTGAACAAGCAAATCCAAGAAGAAATATTTGTGGCGCATAACGTCACCAACCCGATGCTGTTTGGCGTGAAAACCGAAGGGCAGTTGGGTGGAAGGAAGGAGTTGATTGAGGCGTACGAATTGTTCAAAAACACCTACGTCAACGCGCGGGTGATGATTGTGGAAAGGATGGTCAACTACATCGCTGGCTTCAATGACATCGAAGGCTTATACCTATGCCCTACCGACCCAGTGACCGAGCAGTTAAGCGAACAGGTGCTGACCCAGATAATGACGCGCAACGAACTGCGCGAGAAGGCAGGACTTGAACCACTGGAAGAAGAAGTCACGCAACCCGAAGGCGCACCTGCGGCGGAGGCGTTGGCGAGCGAGCCAGTGAACGAGGCACTTCGGACGATGACAGGTCGGCAATTTCAGCACCTGATGCGGATTGTTCGCAACTTCCAGTCGGGCAAGATTAGCGAGGCGCAGGCCCGCACGATGTTGGGCAGTGGCTTCGGATTAACAGCCCAGCAGATTAACGACTTCCTGACTGATGGCCAAGCGGAGTTCAGCGCACAGGGTGAGGATGCAGAGATGCGGATGTTGGCGGCTGTTGGGTCGCAATATGGCGATGACGCGGAATCCTTTGACGTGGTAGACCAGTGGGAGTTGGCATTGGAAGGCGACCCTGAAACGTTTGCGGTGGATGAGGAGGAAGAGAAGTTAGATAAGCGCATAATGGCGTACAGGAAGAAGAACAGGCTGGCAACGGTTAAAGAAATGGCGGAGGCGTTGAAGGTCAGCCCTGCGAAGATTCGCAAGCGTATTGCTTACCTGCTTGAAAAAAACCGCTTTCCGATTAGCCGCGATATTGACATCGCAACGAAAGAAAAGCCAGTCGATGAGGAAGTGGTGGAGGTCAGGTACCGCTACGATTGGCGACCTGAATATGCGGGATTGAGCAAAGCGGAAGGATATGATAAAAGCCGCAAGTTCTGCCAGACGATGCTGGATTTGAGCGCGACAAAGTTGTACACCCGAAGCGATATAAACGACATCGGGCAGTTGGTTGGCTGGAACGTTTGGGAACGCCGAGGCGGGTGGTTTACCCTTCCAAATGGCAACCACAGGCCAAGTTGCAGACATATGTGGGTTCAGCAGTTAGTCGTAAAAAAAGGAACAACAGTTAAACGTGTAGTATGAGCATCGCCCTATTTGTGAGTGAAGAATACCTGCTGGAAAACAGCGTCATAAACGAAAACGTAGCCTATACCCAAATCAGGCCAACGCTTGTGAAGGTTCAGGATATGCACATTCAACCCGCGCTCGGCAGTGCGTTGTACAAAGAAGTACAAGCGCAAGTGGTTAGCGGTTCGGTGACAGCGTTAAACACGACCCTGCTGGAAGATTACATCCAGCCTGCCATCGTGCAATGGATGTACTTTGAACTGCCGATGGTGCTTTCCTTCAAGTATATGAACAAAGGGATGGACAGGCGCACCAGTACCGAAAGCAACCCGATGAGCGTGGACGAGGTGTTCAAACTGATGGACAAGGTGAAGAACGATGCCGAGTGGTACACGGAGCGTATTACGCGTTACCTGCAAGAGAACCACGCCAGTTACCCATTGTTTGACAACCCACCAACGGCGATTGACACGATTTACCCGAATGGCAGTTCGTACGAAACAGGGATGGCTTTGGGAAGGCGTGGCCGCTTCCGTGACCCATTGGATTATCCTGAAAAACGCTTCTATCCCTTTTAATGGCACACGCGAAGAACATTAACAAATTAAAGCAGTATTATGAGTTGGGTGCAATTAAAGAACGACCTGCTGACGTTTGCGGCGGCACATCCACAAATCAACAGCGTGGGTTTCGGCGACCCGCTTGCAATCGGAACGGACAACACGATAAACCTGCGGACAACCGACAGGGATAGGGTTGTATACCCTTTGCTGTTTGCTGACCTGCAATCGATGACCGCGAATGTTGGTGCGCTTACGCTTGGCGTTAGCGTGCTTGTGATGGACAGGGTTGAAGATAGCCGCAACCTATCTACGGCGGTGACTGGTAGCGTGGTGGCGAGGTGGACGGACAATGAAGATGAGGTACTAAATGACACGCTGTACATTATGCGTGACTTCATCAGCAAGTTCACAAACGACCCTGCGAAGGATTACACCTTACAGGATGCGGTTAGTGCAACGCGCTTCGTGGAGGCGCGAGATGACAAAGTAGCGGGATGGCAGGCTTCGGCCAACTTTGACTTTGAATATCCGCACAATTCTTGCGAAGTTCCCGATTGAGTGGTATTTAACTAAAAATAGCGATATGAATATTGGGCAACAATTAGACGCGATGCTGGGTGGCTACGGCGGGATAACCGTAGTGACAGGCGCGGTTACAGGTCAAGCGTTTGAATTCCTTGTGGTGAATGCATCCACAAGTTTCACCACGCTGACCGACAGCGAGGGCAATGACGCGCTGACGTACTTGGGATTGACAGGCATTACGGTGATGACAGGAATGATTGTGCGGGCGCGTAACGGCTTGAAATTAACGGCGGTTACGGTATCAGGCGGCAACGTATTTGCTTATTCCTGATGGCATTAGCGCACGGATATGCATTGCCTTTTGTCACGCAGAAGGTAGTGGGCGACTACGCGAGCGATAACGCGGCGGCGGCGGCGCGAGCGATTGCATCGGGCGGGAAAAAGGAAGCGGCGGGCAGTTGCCTTGATGCGCGAGCCATTGACTTGCAGATGCGAGTGCCGCAACGCACGGACACCAACCTGCTCACCAATAGCGCGATGACAGGTGCAACAGGAAGCGTGTTGCCGACAAAGTGGGTGAGTGGAAGCGTCAATGGATTGACAGTGACCATTTCAAGCGCGTTCACCAGTTCAGGCTTTCAGGCGATTGACTGGACAGTAAGCGGCACGGCTGATAGCGATGGCACGATTTACATAGGTTGCGAGCCTAACGACAACACCAACGCAATCCCTGCAAGCATTGGCGAGCAGTACATAGGTGCGATGAGTTTGGGCAAGCAGGCAGGCACAATCCCTGCCACGATGGTGATGCAAGTGCTGGGCCAAAAGTCGAGCGATGGCTCGGTGCAAGAAACAGCGAACAGCAGTACTGACTTGAATGGCTTGGCTTCGGGCAGTTTAACGCGGGTAAACACCGCAGTTCTTTCGATTGCCAGCGTCAGCAGTGATAGGGTGAATTTCAGGCTTACCGCTGATGTGGCGGCGTTGGATGTCATCAGCTTTACCATACGCATTGCCGCGCCGCAGGTTGAACGCAACGACAGGATTTCGCCTTACATCACGACAACGACAGGAGCGGCGAGTAGGGTGACTGGACAGCCATCACTTTTGATTGTTCCGCAACTAACGAAGGAAGGCGTTGTTTATCCGCAAATCCCTGTGGTTAGCGGTGCTGACTTCACCTTCACGCGAGCGACCACCGCCACGCGGGTGAATGCGAGTGGTTTGATTGAATCGGTCGCTTCGGGAGTGCTTCGCTTGGATTACCCTGTG